CCTCTAGCTTCCTTCAAGCCCTCTTGTGTAAGTAGGGTATCTTTTATTCTCCAGGCTTGCTGCATGTCAGCCCTGAAGATATAGAAGTTAAGGACACCTTTGTCTTTGTACATGTTGACAAGCCTACCCTTACGTTCAGGTAACCTTATCTCAGCCCATGATGGATTCCAAGTACCCTTCCATCCTGTCTTAACCTCAGCCTCATTGAAGTATGTGTAATCACCCTTCTGGGATACAACGTCAACATTGAAGTCTTCTTTAGTACTGACAATGGTGTGACCTACACTCTCTAAGTAATCAGCTAGTCTGTCCTTAGCCTTGCCATCATATGCTTCGTACAATGCTCTGCTGAACGGTCTCTTAATCATAGTCATTATATCTTTCCCTTTCTTTAGACTAACCCTTGGATTAAACCAAGAGCTAGTACTACTGTGATGTATATTCCTATTGAAGTCAACATTATCTACTCTGTTTCTCCTAAGATAGACTTAAACACATAGTCTAAGTTTGTTCCTGTAGCACCACAGTATAAAAGTAGTTTCAGCCCTAACTCTTGGGCTAATACTGTTGTTTTATTATCTAGTTCAAAGGTGCAGGTAGCACTACCATCTTGATGCTCAGTAAGTTCTGTAACTTTCATTGTACCTATCTCACTCATTATACTAAGTCTACTAACTCACAACTGTCCCCACTGCAAGCTAAAGTCTGACTACCTGATGTATTGTCTTCACTCTCATACTCAGATACCTTAGACCAATCAATTCTGTTAGGCATCTTACCTAACATCCATAGGTAACTGTTTTTGTCACACTCTTGGTAGGGTGCTTGTTGGTATGTGTGTTCGTTGAACGGTAAGAATGACACACCACTCATCTCATCAAAGTGTTTGTATACAAATGCACCTACCTCAAACCATTCGTCACCTTTAACATTAATAGTAACAGATGGTTTGTGTTCACACCAGTGACGTTGGTAAGCTAACCACATCTCTAGCTGTTCGATAGCAGTCATGTCGGCTGTAACTACAGCATTTGTAGGAGCCTTCATAGGAAAACTAAACACTGTAGTCAGATCAGGTCTGAATGCTTCAGGTTCGTTAGGTATACCCTGGTCAATCATGAACTGTGTCAACGGATCTTTGTTGTCACCTCGTACAGTCCTGATGTAGTACTTAGAGTGTCTCGCATGGATTCCACTAGAACTATCTACAAGCTGTGACACAGTACCACTAGGTTTATTGCAAGTTATAGCAGTTGATACTGGTATACCTAGACGGTCAGCCCACTCAGCATTTGTATCTACAGCAACTTTCTTTAGGTGAGCAAGTGTCTTGTCTAAACCTTTGTTCTTCAGGGTCATCAACGGATTATCCATGACTCCTGTTAGTGACACACCCAACAGTCTTTCTTGTTCTGTATTATCTTTCCAGATCTTACGAAGGTAAGGGAACTTAGTGTATGTAGATTGGATAGTACCTAAGATTGTAGCCTGACGTACCTTCTCAGATAGTGTGTCAATGTTATCTGTTGCTCGTACTACAACTTCAGTTAAGTTACAGAACTGTGCAGGCCTAAGTATGATCTCACTGCAAGGGTTGGTTCCAAACTCTCTGTCAGCATCACGTCTACCATTCTTAGCAGCTTGTACCTTAGATGCCTGACGATTAAAGATACCTCGTTCACCTGAACCTGATTCAACAAGAGACATCCACTCTCTCATGAAGGATAGACTGTCAGGTTTCTCAGTGTATGACACAGAGTTGTTAGCTAGAGCACGTTGTGGATCGTTCTCCCACCATGAACCTGACTTAGCATGACGCATTCTGTCATCTGATAAGTTACTCAAAGAGATCATAGCTGATCTACGTACACCACCAACCACAACGATTTGTCCTATCATACACATGATGTCATGACACTCTATGGATGACAGCTTACGATTCTGTGCACCTTTAAATACATCAATGGTAAAGTTAAACAGATCAACCAGAGGTGCAGGACCTGATGCTCTACCACCGAATGTCTTGAGAGCTGCACCTGCTGGACGTACCTTAGATACATCCCATGTTGGTATCTCACCACTATAAAGTAATGCAATCAACTGACGTAAAGCTTTAGCCCAACCCTCTTTGCTGTCCTTGACTACGATGTTAGTCTCACTGTCAAACAACTCAGGTACTTCAGGTAGCTTCTGTACTGACTGACGTTCAACTGAGAACCCTACACCAGTACCACACAACAGGATAAACATAGCTTCATCAAATGCTTTGACATCATCAACAGCTAAGTAGCTACAGTTATACATACAAACATTGTCACGATCTGCAGCCTTACCTGCTGTCATGAGTGACCTCATACTAGGCATGACACCTAAGTCTAGGATAGCTTTCTCTAGTTCTTTCTTAGTTACAATATCAACTAAATCACCTACAACATTCTTCATGTACCTGTCTATAGTCTCACTCCAAGACTCACGTCCTTTACCCTCAAGGTACTTAGCATAACGTGACTTATGTATAAATGATTGGTAGTCTGTTGGTAAGTAATTGTTGCTCATTCTTTTGTACCTCTATCCTGTTTGTCTTCTTTAAACCAGATCATACGATCTATCTCACCTCTTGTCAGACCTATGTCTCTTAGTTCTCTATCTGTCAATTTGTTTAGGTGCTTAACAGCATCCCTATGTAGCTGCCATGTGATCATGTAGTTAATAAACCTGTACCACCAACGTCCAAATGCTTTCATCTCTTATCTCCTGATCCTTTGAGGACACCACGTTGGTATCTATCTGACAACTTATCTATATTCCTTTGTGCTAGTGATGACAAACTCACATTGTGTACCCTAGCAAACTCACTGACAAACCATAGCACATCTCCTAGCTCATCTAGTATGTCACCATGTGGGTATGCATTGTCCTTACGGTACCACTTAGCTAACTTACCTGTCAGCTCACCAACCTCAGATGCTAAACCTAAACTTAAATACTCTAAGGTTCTATCCTTAGGATACACAGCAGTACTTGCAGCTAACTTCTGATACTCATTTAACTTTTCTACTTTACTCATTCTTCTATCCTTTTCCACTCTTCCAATTCTGCATCGAGATTAAAGTAATCCTCGAAGTCTATTCTCTTTTCTTCCACTAACCAGGATACCACAAATTCCTCTGGTATTTCGTTTTGTTCTAGGAGAAGTTCTAGTCCGTAATTGAGGACAAGAGCACGAATTTTACTATCAAAGTCAAACAATGTCAATCACCTTTTCTTTTCTTTTGTCCATTCGACAGGAATAATTTCTTTAGCATACTTGAATCCGTTCTTATCACACCAGTCACCGTATGTAGTCTTAGAACCCTTGTATAATTTCTGGTTAGGGTTGCTGAATACAAAACGAATATCATGTTCGGGGTGTTGTGCCTTGACCATCAGGTGCTTGGTTCTATCTGAATGAATGAACCGCCCTTTGGTCTCAATTATAATACCGTTACTCAGCACGAAGTCAGGGGTGTATGTTCTAAATCTTAGGTCTTGCCATTTGATACGCATCTTCTCGTATTCAAACTTTATCTTTAGTTTCTTGAGGTAGGCTGCTGTCCTCTTCTCTAAGCCTGATCTGAAACGCATTTAGGTGGCTCCCATATCTGTTTGTCATAACGTCTAAGCCAGAGTAGTCTAGCATTCTCTATGACCCTTGCTTCCTCACCACCGTAGGAACGTAAGCATTCCTCATACATAGCAGCTTCAGTAGTGCAGTCAGCAAGGATCTTCTCAGCTTTCTTAGGACCTATACCGTACAATCCAATGATGTTGTCAGCCTTGTCACCTGTAAGTATCTGCGTGTAGAAGAAACGTAAGCCTTCAAACTCACCCATCTCTAACATGATACGTTTGTTAGGGTTGTAGTGTGAGCAAGGTATCTGCAACATGTCCTTGTCTATGGATATGACAATAGATTCTTTACCGTAGTTGGTAGCCCATATACCACATAGATCATCAGCTTCTTCACCCACTGACACAACAGCATTCCAGTTGTCAATCATGTGTTTGCGTATAGCTTGTAGGTGTTGTGGTTTCTCTACGTTCTTTCTGTTACCTTTGTACTCATGGGTAATAGCATAGTCAAATCTAAAGTTACCCTTGCCTGTCAGGAATACATGGTACTGCTCAGGGTCTAGCTCCCACATCACCTCGTTGAGTGCTTGCTCAAGTAACTCATCTAGTTTATCTAGTGCATCCTCAACAGGATCGTTCTCACATGAGAAGGCAGCTCGGTATGCGAATGGATCACCATCTACTAACACCTGTTTAGGTTTCATCTCCATAGATATAATCCTTTATGTATTAAAAGGAGCACCCCAATTAAGGGATGCCCAAGTCGAGGGAGAGGGAAATCTTACCAACGATCTTCTGTAGCTAATTCTTCGTATGGTACATGCTCAAGGATACCAATCTTCTCAAGGCGTACAGATGCTGTTGATCCTTCACCGTAGATAGATAGCTTAACCTTAGCTGTTGTACCATTACCTAATGCACCATCCTCTACAAAGTCCCACTTAGTACTTGTAGTACCCTTGGTTACAGCAGGTGCACCACCGAAGTCATCAATGCCAGATGGGTGTACGTTAGGGCGTTTAAGTTTCATACCCATCTTACCATCTGCTGCATCAATAGGTTTAATCATTTGATTACCCATTGCTGTCTCAGGGAAACCCATAGCAATGGGTAAAA